TCAAGGTGATTAACTTAGTAAAAAGAAAGGTAGTTAAAATGACTACACTAAATACAATAACATTAGAGCCTAACCATGTTATGGCTTCATCTAATACAGGAAGCCCTATGGTCTTTCGCAATACAGTAGGCAACTACATTAGCCGCAAGGCATACTTAGAAATGCTTGCTACTAAGCAAGGTGTGGTATCACACCGCTATCTATCACCTAACGAAAGCCGTTGGGTTATGAATAACATGAAGGAGTCTAACTAATGACTATCACTTACTCACTATGGCAGGGTGGCAATTTGCTATCCGTAGGCAATAAGGCTAGCAAGCCTGAAGAAATCTTAGCGGTTATCGCTGAATTAAATAAACTAGGTAAGGGTTTCACTTACAACATTAGAGAAGTAGAGGTTAAATAGTTATGGAGTTTTATATTAACTTAGACTTTATTAGTATCTATGCTGATAGCATAGGACTACAAGTAGAGTTACCTACATGGTTACTCGTTGGCTCTATCGCATTAGTTTATTCTATTAGACTAATTAGAAACGATAAGTAGTGGCTGAGTATTCTGCTGAGCAACTAAGACGCAAGGCCCACCTAGAAAATGGTGGCACCCTTGCTAACTATGATAGGACACACTACACAGAGTCAGAGTAGTGTGCTCACTATTTATTTATTTTTTTATTTTTAAAATTACATATCATACATCTAAGAAAAATATTCAGATTTTGTAAAAATGAAATTTTTCAGATTTTGTACTCAGAGCCTTCTTCTGGCCAATGCCCACTATCTTCCAGAACAAATCCTTTTTCTCTATCAAATAAATTATAATCCAAAGAGATGATATTAAAGTCTTCTCCAAGTGCCAGTAGAACCGACGGTAGATTCAATTCTCCGCAGGTATACAAATCAAACTGCATTAATCCTGGATCTTCTTCATCCCATATATGAAACGCTATATGGCTAGTCTCAATCATTACAATAGCCGTAAGTCCACGATTGCCTGGTTTGTCAACATAAGAGGCAAAAGGACCTTTAATAATCTTCATATTAATACGCTCAACTAGTTTTTCTAAGAAAGCCATTGCTTGGCCTTCAGTTTTCATAGGCTTCTCAACTCTGGCGTTGATTAGCAAGTGTTTGTGAAATAACATACTTCCCCCATCTTTGTATATTAAGTATACAGCATTGGTGTATAATTTATCTATGTCGTTTTTAGAAAATCTTGAAGAGTCTTTATTTCCAGAAGAAGCGGGTAACGGAGAAATCATCCAAGACGAATTACCTATTGAACTAGAAGAACGTTTAAGTATAGAACAAATAGAAAAATATAACGAACGCCTAAAGTACATGGAAGAAAATGGAATCTAAGTATCCTGATCCATGGCACAGACATACTCCAAAAGGTATGAGTATTGTAGCCACAACAACTAAGTCAAAAAAATGTTGTGATACCTGTGAATGTGAACCAACAAAAGAAGAGCAGTTTAATAAACTAATGGAAACTCAAGTCTCCTTTGAGGAATAAGTGTTATCTTAATGGTAATTGGATAGGCTGTTGGGGAGATTACGATCACTCAGATAGAATGTTATTGATTCTTGCAATTTCTGCAGGCATAACATTAATTGTATATTTAATTAATAGATATTTTGACTAATCCAGAATTTCTGATATACTTAAATTATGTGGCGTAAAGATAAAACAACAAATGAAATAGAGTTTGTAGCATTAGACAAATATGCTTTTGAGGTTTGCCCCAAGCCATTTCCAGCATCACAAGCAATTCCTCAATGGTGGAAAGATGCATCCCCTTATGTGAAAAGTCCACAGAATCCTGATGGAAAAAAAATAATTATTGAAAATAGAGAATCTAATGCATCTTTTAAAAAATGCACACCTATGTTAGATTTGCTATCTTCTGGGTATATTGTTCCATTATGGGCAGATGTTCAAATTAAAAATGAAGATGATGGCCATCCATCAATTAAATGGAGAGTTCAAAAAAATGTTTTTGAATTACATAATGGACAAGAAGTAGAAATTCCAGATGGATATCAAAAAGCACAATTTAAGTTTTTAAATCAATGGGTACCAAAACTTCCAAAAGGATATTCTGCATTAATAATTGCATGTCCTGGATACCCAAATAATCCATTTAGAGCAATGCAAGCAATAATAGATTATGATAAAACAACTCATCCATTATATCCTCCAATGTTTTTAAAAGAAGGGTTTGAGGGGATTTTAGAAAAAGGAACTCCAATGTTTCAAATTATTCCATTTAAAAGAAATAATTGGGAATCAAAATTTTCATTTTTAAAAAATGGACAAGATATTATAGATATGGATCGTGATGTAAAGGCAACATTAGTTAATAATTATGTAAAAAACTTTTGGGAAAAAAAATCTTATAAATGATAAACGACGGTATAAATAATGTTCCAGATAAAACAATAGCATTATTTTTTTCCCCACTAATTCCTAATCCAGATCTAACGTTTGAACGAGTTCTTGATATAGTAAAAAAACCTGATAAAAAAAGAGATTGGTTTTCACCACATTTTTATAGATGCCTTCCACTAACCATAGGAAATCAATATGGATTTACTGTGTCGTCAGAATTTGATATCAGTTTTGAATGGAATGGAGGAGACCGCAAAGAAGATTTAATGCTTTATTTTAATGAAGAAATAAACGAAACAGACAATATTAAGTATCCAAATTTAAGCAGCCATTTTGGGCATGGGATACTAACAATTAATGCACCTTTTTTCTTTAGAACTCCTCCAGGTGTCAACTTAATAACAATAAATCCACCAAACTATGTTATTCCAAATGTTACAGTAATGACTGGAGTAGTTGAAACCGATAACCTAAGACAAAATTTTACATTTAACCTAAAAGTACAAATTCCAAACATAAGAGTAAATATTCCTGCTGGGTTTCCTTTGGCTGCATTTATGCCAATTCCTAGATATTATTGTGATGAGTTTACTCTTGAAAGTGCTGAAAACCTATTTAGCAAAGAAATAATAGATGAAGAAATACAGGCATCTACTGATGCTGGTGATCATAGAAGAAATATACAGCCAACCTTAAAAAATGGTGTTGGGAAACACTACATGCAAGGTAAGGATATATATGGCAATGTTTTTAAAGATCATCAAAAACCATAAAAATATTTTTTTTAATTTTTATTATCTCTTTCTCTTTGCATTTTTCTATAAGTTCCATTTGGAGCAAAAGATCTTCTTAAATTTAAATTATCTCTATTAAACTTTTTTTCTTCTTTTGTTGTTTGATATCTAATTTCATGTTTTAATTTATTTGATCGTTTAAATGGGATATACAAAACAAAAGGATCTCCACGATGTATTTGTATTTTTTCTTTTTCTCCATGATACAAAACTTGTTGATTAATCTCGTGATAAATATCTGTATCTATAACCCCAGGCAAAACAGACCATTCTTTATTAAAGTGATAAAAAAGTGGTAATTGCAAAACAGACCATCCTGGTGGAGTTATTATTCTCCAAGGACAGTTTGTTTTAAATACAAAGTTAGAATCAACACCTTTAAAACTTGCTTTTGTATAATCTAAAAATTGATTTTTTTCATGGCTGTCCCAAGTAATTGATTTTGTAGAACTAATCCAAAACCAATTTATTCCATCAAATTGTAACTCAACATCTGACCACATTGGAATAATATATCCTTGTGAAAAATAATCTGGAAATGATGGACAATTTTTGACAGTGCCTATTTCTTTTGATGAAATATCTTTAAACCACTTAGGTATAAAATGTTTGGCAGGTCTTGGCAAGCAATCTTCAATAGATTCTAAACCTTCAACAGTACTTATAAACTGTATCTTATCTGACTTTCCAAACCTCACAAGATCTCCAATTTTGTCGGGGCACCAATAAGACTCTCATTAACACTGGTCCATAATTGTGACGACATACTAGTATTAATTCTAGCAGACATACCTATAGACTCCATAACGTAGTTATATCCCCCAGACTTGGTTTGAACTTTGTTCCAAACCCCAGTATCATATATCAAGGTTTGGGAATCAAAAATAAATAGATAATAAACCTTTTTTTCATTTTCGGCGGGGACAGAAGACCAATCCTGGTCTGACTTAGCAAGACACACATAATACTTAGCACTATTATCCACTACGCTAGATATCATGGCATCTAAGGTTTGATATTTGCCTAGCCTGGATCCAGAGAAGGTTAGTGTGTTATTTGCGTAAACTCCAGACTTGATAGAGAAACTCTCGCCTGACTCTAAAGACATGTCTACGCTGATGCTATGGCTTCTATTAGGCTGCCAGTCGTTTGTATACCCTGCCTCAGTCAGAGTGTTAGATATTAATTCCTCCAAAAATTCGGATGTGCAAGGAAGACGATAAACGCTATGATGTATTTTTAATTTACTTGTCAAACCTTCAATGAGGATTTGTTTAATGTTATCTAGCACAATCCATTATAACCTATATCGGGATATCAAGCAAACATAGATATTACATCCGTTGGGACAATGTTTGACTGCGTAGCAGGCATAGTGTGTCGTATGATGGTTTGATATTCTATTTTCGGCTTTGTTAATTCCCGCGGAATTTTAGTCTCAAATAATGGTACAATTTGTTTATTATGATGACAGTAGAAGACTGGGCACGATTAATCCTTACAACGCTTTCAATACTTGCTATTGTCGGCGGAGGAATTCGTTGGCTCGTAAAACATTATTTAAACGAACTTAAGCCGAATTCAGGATCCAGTTTAAAAGACTCCGTTAACCGCCTAGAGGAAGACCATAAAAGGCTTGCCGACAAAGTGGATCATTTGTATGAAATATTAATTGATTTTATCGCTAATCAAAACTCTAAGAAATCTAAATCTACTAAACCTTAATTACTATATATAAGATATCTTAATACCTTACTTGCTAGTTATTCTTTTTCTTTATATATTTTAAGTATACACTACTAATACCCTGGTTTTTATACTTTTAAAAAAATGACTATAACAATTTTATAACGATTATTTTTCAATGTCTGGTTTATAACGTTTTGTTATAATATGTCCGTTTTACAATAATACAATGTTATAATTTTTATGCTGGCACCTAGATACTACCCCCCACCCCACTGCGTCTAGGTGTCCAGTTTTATTTAATGGTATAATCAATTATCATGTGTGCTCCTACAATAGAAAAATATGGCGCCTCGCCAGCAAATATTCAATGGACCGTAGTCCGTGGAGACACAGCAACCCTGCTTGTACAGTTTTTAGAAGACGATGAAGTAACACCTTTTGATTGCGATGAGTGGACTTTTAGAGCAACTGCCTATGATCCAATGGGAGATGTGTTAGATAATTTAACCGTAACTGTTGATGACAATGAAGTCACCATTACCGCTCCAGCATCAATCACTGAAGACTGGGGAACAGGGTATAAGCAAGTAGCAGCAGAATTAAGATTTGACCTTGAGGTAATTATAGAAGGTGGCAGCGGACCAAATGCAGATACCGTCTGGACACCAGTTATAGGAACTATTTGCGTTTTAAGTGATATGACCCCAGGACTATAATGCCAATCGTAAAAGTATCTCATCCTACACCTTTACTTCCGCCAGTAATAAAAATTGGCAAAAAAATATTTAAAACTAAAATAAAGTAATAGGCTTAAGTCATGGCTAAAAGCATGGACTTTCCTAAAAAGAAAAAATATCTAGAGACTATCCAAGAAGTCAAAACTACAGAATATATTGCTGTACCTGGAATTACTGGAGAAAAAGGTGATACAGGGCCACAAGGACTTCCTGGACCACAAGGACCAAAAGGTGATAAGGGTGATAGGGGTGATATAGGAAAACAAGGACCACAAGGTGAACGTGGTGAGCCAGGAAAAGCAGGGGATGGATATGACAGCCCATCTGGTCAATATCCTGGATGGGCATATTACTCAAACAAAAGCATACAAACATATAGGGCTGGTCCAGAAAGGGGAGATGATGGTTGGGTTAATTTTTTCTTAGATATTGATGAATCAAAAACTATTGAATCTTATTTGCCAAACCGATCAGTTTCTCTATTAAATAAAACAGCAAGAAACATAAATTTAAAAACCTTAAAGGTTGGTGCAAAGGTAGATATTAGATATGACTTTTCTTTAGAGACATATGTTCCGAATACAGAGGTTTGGATAAGAACTCTTTTGAGAGAAGAAGAGGTTTCTCCGATAGGCTATGTAGGATTACTTAAATATCAGTATTCATACGACATATCACATTGTCAAACCATTTTTATCAATAGCGACAAAATTAAAAACTATGGTGGTCAACCACAAATTAGGACCGACAATGAAAGTTCTTTTATATTAAAAGGCATATATATATCGGTATCATAGTGGTATAATGTTACAGGAGGAATAATGGCATTTCCAGGCACATATAATTTTAATTACTACCGTGGTGATAGGTATGAATTTGTCATCCGTCCGAAAACTGCAAACGGTGGGGCTTTTGATTTAACAGGATACAGCGCAAACTTTTTTGTTGCTAGTGCAAGAGGAGAGGGTAAAACTCAGTACGAAATGCAAGCAGTAGTTGATGGCTCTGCAGACACCGTAACTTGCACAATCCTACCAGGAGCAGGAGAAGAACTAACTGCTGGAAATTATGTTTATGATGTTCAAATAGATTCTGGTGCAACATTAGTTTATACACTTTTAACGGGGACTGTAACAGTAACAGATGATATTTCTGGAGCAGATGATTCATAATGGTTGACGTATTACTTAATACCGATGATGTTGTAGTTATAGGACCACCAGAGTCAATTGACCTATTAGTTGATATTGGACCACAAGGAATTCGTGGTAGTAAATTTATTGTTGGTTCTGGAGAGCCGAATGCACTAACAGCAAGTGGTGTTCTATTTGGTAATACTTTAATTTTAAATGATATGTATATTAATACCGCTCCAGGAGAAAATTATGGGTATATGTATCAATATATATCTCAAGCAGGTGGAAATACTTGGGTTCAGGTTTTAAAAGTAAGTCCAGCAATTTACTCTTCTGTAGAAACAATATCTTTTACATCTGGGGCTGGATCTATAACTATTCCAATATCAAACATAGTAACTGTAACTGGTTCACCACTTACCGCTTCAAACTTCAATGTTCAATTTAGAATTGAAGGAGCAAACCCAATTGCAGCATCAATGGAAATCCCTGCTTTGGCGGGGGCTGGAACAAACTTAGTTATAAACTTTGATGCCGTTCAATATAGTGGCGGTAGTTGGTCAGCACTTACTGGAAGCAAAACTGTACACCTATTTATATCTATAGTTTGATATAAAAATGGTATAATCTTTAAAGAGGTGACCCAATGGCTGTAGAAAATATAGGAAACTTAGTACCAACTAAAATTCCAGCATTAATTGATGATGCTAACATTCAAGATGCTCTAAAAGCATATCATTATGGCTCCTATGATTTTGATACCGCAGAAACAGATCCAGAAGAACTTTTAAATCCTTCTATTGCTTACACTATTAATAATTTACAAAATCAAATTGATACAAAGGCTGCCCTAGAAGTTGCAGCAAGAGATAGTTCAAGAGCAACTACAACTGCTCCTACAGCAGCAGCATTTACAGCATTTTCAGCAACCATTCCAGATGGATATATTTGGTTAGATAAAGACTCATCAGCAGGAGTTGGATATTATGCTGCAACATCAGTTTATACAACAACTGCTCCATCAACAAACTTAGCAAACGGACTAATCTGGATTAAAAAAGGTTCAAGCCCAATTGAAATGTATGTTTATAATGGCGACACTAGCACATTTGATCAGGTGGTCTAATGCCTACAGTATTTGATTCAGACGGAAAGGCAGCCTACGTATATAACGCAGCAGATGACACTTGGTATCAGGTTTCTGGAAAGACAGATATCTCTGGAACATTTGAATGGACTGGACTACACACACACCTTTCTAACTTTACAACCGCAGAAGCATCTGTTGCAAAAAAAGGAACTAACAATTTTCTCAATCCAGCAGCCAGAGATGCAGCAATTCCATCCCCTACTGCGGGTACGATATGTTTAATTAGACAAAATTCTGGGGGAACAACAATAAATGAAATACAAGTTTATATTGGCAGTACTTGGACAACAGTTCTTCCATCTCCAGTAGGACAAGCAGATAAGATCTTAAAAAGTAATGGTACAATATCTTCATGGGCAGACGCACCAGACGCTATGACCCAGGTAATATTAATGATGGGAGCATAAATGGCCGTAAAATATAAGGTATTAGGTCAAGCAAAACCTGCAGCAGCCTCAGCAACAACTTTATACACAGTTCCAACGGGTGCAGATAACTATGCAGTTGTATCTTCTTTAGTTATAAACAACATAACCTCAGATACAACCAATGTTAGGGTTGCAATACGACCTGCTGGAGCAACTCTTGAAGATAAAAATTATATTGTTTATGGAAGCGTAGTTGCTCCATTTGAAACACAAGTTTTTACAATTGGAATTACTGTAGCATCAACAGACGTAGTAACTGTGTATGATGTAGGAGGAAAATGTGCTTTTAACTTATTTGGATCGGAGAATTCATAATGGCTATTAATCAATTAAAACAAAAAAGTAGATTGCTTGCTAGGTTTGATACTAGTGGAACATTTAAAGCACCAGCAAATGTAGACGAGGTTTTTGTATCCGTACACTCAGCAACTGGTGGGGGTCAAGGTTCATCAGGTGCCCCTGGTTCCAGATATTCCCCAAGTCCTGGAACTGAGTCTGCTGGTGCCTCCGCTGGTGAAGGTCGGATTTGTAGCGCAGTAATTCAAGTTACTCCTGGCGATAGTTATACCGTTACAGTTGGAGCCCTAGGAACAGGTGGCGGTGCTGGTAGTTATATTCCTGGCCCAGGTGGATCAAATGCTGGTACCGCTGGCAATACTGGCGGAACAACAAGTTTTGGTGGAACTTTATTAGTTGTAACTGGAAGTGGCGGTGGTGGCTTAGGTTCTGCCAATTCAGCGGGATCAGGAGTTACAAGTTTAGGCACAGTAGTACCAACAACAAGTCCAGTAACATTAACTGGAACTATTGCAACTCAAGCAACAGGAGCACAAACTGCTGGTGTTGGTGGTGGCGCAGGTGGTACACCTACTGTTGGCTCTGGAACCAACGGGCAAGGCGCAATCGTCTTTGTGTATTGTTAAGGAGAAAACATGAAAAGATATGCAGTCTTAGATGAAGACAGTATTGTAGAAAATGTAATTATAGCGGACTCTATAGAAATTGCTAGAGCAGTTACCGATAAGACTTGTGTAAGAGTTACAGAAGCAACTGGAAATCCAGTAATAGGGTTGTCTTATTCAGATGGAGTATTTGAACAACCACCACAAGTAGAAATACAACCAACAGAGCCTCCAGTATAATAATTAAAATAAAATAACCCCCAAAGGAGAATATCCAATGGGGGTATTTTATTGATTAATTTTATTACTTACACGGATATTTGTTATACCATTCTTGATATCTTTTTCCATTTACGGAACTCCATGAAGACCAATCTTTTCCACCCTTAGTCATGTAAAGAGCAATTTGTGCGTTGACTACTGGGTTTAATAACTCAGCATTTGAGTCTAACTCAAACTTCTCTCTACGATCTGACCCTAACTCTCCAAGCATATTTATTTGAAACACGCCATAAGAACTATCTCCAGTTTTTACGTTACCATTAAAAGCAAGAGGACGACCATTAGACTCTGCCTTTGCAATAGCACAAGCAGATCTCAAAGTCTTTCCTTCAAACCCTACATGACGTAACATATCCACCAGTTGCTCATCAGTTAAATTATGAGCATTTTCATACTTTTCTAATTTTTTGTCTTTAGAAACCAAAAAAGCCACCTGTTGGGTGGCAGACTTGACAGACTCTTTAATTAGTAAGTTGTTTTCATTTGTAGCCTTTGCGGTACCCACAAAAACGGTACTGCAAATAACTAACGTAAATACCCCTAGCCAAGCATTAGATTCTCTCATTGTAAATTACCTCCTAGAGAACAAATGCTACCAAGTAGGTAGCATACATTAATTATACCATTGTTTGACCTTTTGAGTCAAATACCCGCATAAAATAAAAAATATTTATAATATTATCATTAGTTAGTGGTATAATAATTAAGTTATGGCCACATTTAGAAATCAATCACAAAGTTCATATTCTGTTGGATCTACCCCACCAACCGTAAACTGGACGCTTGTAAAAGGTGATACCGCAGCATTTCGGGTATTTGTAACAGATGATGACAAAGAACCACTAGTAATTTCTGAGTGGACAATTGAAATGGAAATTAAAAGACCGACGGTAGCGGGTAATCTTAATGATGCAAATCCAACAAGCGTATTAACATTATATCCAGTAGCCACAGCAGAGGATGGGGATGGAGAATTTACAGTATCCGTAACATCTGCAGAGTCAAGAAGTCTTAACACAGGTGATATTTTTGATATTGAATTAAGTGATGCAACTAGGGTTTGGACAGTTGCTCGTGGCACCCTAACAATCATTGAGGACATTACAAACGGTCAAGAGTCATAATGGCTTATGCTGTAATCGTTGACACAGATAGTCAAAAAGTAAACAATGTAAACTCTATTGGCTACCCATTATCTGAAATAATTTACAAAGCAAACTCAATAAAAATTAATGAGGTTTTGCCCTTTAGAGTTAGATTTACTACAATAGGAATTGTTTCAGCAAATGCAAATATTCCTGGTATTGGCCTTCAAGTTATTGGTGTGAATAACTATATACTCTAACATATAATGATATAATTGCGGTATGGCAAAGATATCAACAGCAAACGTTAAAAGCCTGTTTGAAACTGGCGATAGACCAACGCAAGAAAACTATGTAGACTTAATTGATAGTACTTCTGCTAGGTCTACAGATCTTGGTTCAGACGGCAATAACGAGTCAACAATAACTGGTATTGAAAACTCAACTGTTTTTGATAGTTTTTCTGCCACTGAGTGGAGAGCAGTAAAATACATGATCTCTCTCAAATATGTAGCAGGTGGAGCAAACAAATACTATGCTACAGAATTAAGTATTCTTGCTGACGCAAGCAACACAAACGTTAGCGAGTATGGAACTATAGACAATGATGGGAATATTGGCACCATCTCTGTTTCAAGGGCTGGAAATACAGTTTCACTAACTGTTATTCCAGTAGGGGGAATTACACCTATAACTCTACGCTATTTGCGTATAGGGTTAAAGGCCTAACCTAGGAGATAAAAGATGGCAACAGTAACAAAAGACTTTAGAGTAAAAGCGGGACTGATAGTTGAAGGATCAACTGCGACCGTTAACTCACACGATATATTAACAGAAGCATTAGTAGACGCCAAAGGTGATTTGCTAGTTGCTTCAGGTGCAGATGCTGTAACTCGCCTTGCAGCGGGTACAAACGGATATGTGCTCACAGCAAACACTTCAGCGACAAACGGAATTGAGTGGGCAGCACCCGCAGCAGTTGGTGTGTTTGAATCAAGCATTTCATTTGAAGGTTCTTCAGCGGATGATAATGAAACAACATTACAAGTAACTAATCCAACTGCAGATAGAACAATTACACTTCCTGATGCAACAGGACAAGTTGTTCTTCGTGATACAACAGATACATTAACAAATAAGACAATTGCCCTTGGTTCAAATACTGTATCAGGAACTATTGCA